ACCTTAATTTTTTTTATGGTCTCAGCTTTTTCTCTAATTTTTACATATTTTTTTTTCCCAAAAGTATTTTCATTTTTCAAAAATGGACAAAAATAAATGTCCAAATTTCACTTTTACAAAATAATCTTGGAATTTCGAAAAATATTGCATTTTATATAATAAATGGCCAAAACAACTTAAAGAGGATATGCAGATTTTTTAAATAAAATCATACAATTTCCTTATCTATTGTTACTGTTTTTGCTATTTTTTTAATGATTTTGTCCTCTTTTTCCAAATCATTATCCCCTTTGCCACCCATTGCTTCAATAATCAGCTTATCATACTTATCCGAGAATTTGGACTCACTTTTTTCACAACCTGGATACTTTGCTTTAAAATCCTTTAATAATTTGGAATTCTTATGTGTTACGTGTTTAATCATTTTTCTCATCTTTTGTTTATTTTCATTTTCCTTTTCCCATTTATCTTCATCTTTTATATACATTACTTCTCTCTTTGAGTCTGTACAATGAACAGGTCTTTTAGTTTCATCAAGTGAAATTAAGTTACTAACTATTATTTTTGAAATACCATCCACATAACCTAATTTACCAACATTCTCCAAATCTGATAATTGTAGCTTTATTGAATCAACAAAATCCATTATATTCATTGCATCTTTACAGGTTTCGTTTAAAAAGAATTGGAGATTAAATGTTTTATTATGTGAATTTGTATGTGTGGTATTATTGGTTCCATTTTTGATAACCTCCATCATCATATTTTGCTGTTCCATCATCATACTTTTAAAATCAGATGTTTCTTTTATTAATTCCGAATTTTGTTTAACAAGCATTAAAATCAACTGGTCTTTATCAATTGAATCAAAATCCATTATTTTATCGTTTTCTTCATTATTTATAGTAGATTCTTGGTTGCACTTTTTTTTATGTCTCCATAATCCGGCTCTATCACAAAAGTTTTTCACACATTTTTCACATATATATTTTTTTTCAGAGCAACTTTTAGCAACTAAAGCGTTGTTAATCGTTGTTAAACCGTTGTTTTTATGCTTTTTGCTCTCACAGTGTTTCATGAAGCTACTTTTTTTACACGTATTATAGTCACATTTTTCGCAATGAAAAACCGAGCAACTTTTAGCATCCGAATCGTTGTCAAGCGTTGTCATATATTAACAACGGAAAAAGTTGCTAAATTATTTTAAAATTAATTAATATTTTCAAAAAAAAATTATCGTCACAAATTTTAAAAACTTTTTTCAACCATGAGACCTTAATTTTTTTTATGGTCTCAGCTTTTTCTTCATTTTTTAACAATTTTTTTTTCCCAAAAGTATTTTCATTTTTCAAAAATGGACAAAAATAAATGTCCAAATTTCACTTTTACAAAATAATGTTGGATTTTCGAAAAATATTGCAATTTATATAATAAATTCCCAAAACAACTTAAAGAACAAATATTATAAATTTTTAGCTTTTTCAATTTTTTAATAAAAATGAAAAAATTGAAACAAACATTTCCATTTTAAACAATAGCATTAATATTAATATACCCTTGTTTAATCAAACCAATAATTTAACCAAAGACTATAACAAAATGACCCAATACATCCAACCCGGCGCCGAGAGTAAATTTGTTGCACCTATCAAGACCACTCCTCGTGGAATTACTTGGCAATGTGCTAATGTTCCATGTAAAGTTGAATCGAATGATGGAGTAAATATAAAATTGTTGCCATTTAACGGCAAAGCTTTTACAATTCTTAATGAAAACTTCGTAAGTGAGTTTTATCATTTAGATTGTGATGAGGTTTATGTTTATGCGCCAAATTCAACTTACCCAGATGGCAAGATAGCAATTTCGGAATTCTATATTAAATCATTATCAATTAAAAAACTAAAAAAACATTTTGAAAGTAAAAAAAATATGTTGGATGCAATTGAAAAAGCAGAACAGGACGCATACCATTCCAAAGGCAATCAATTTTGCGCAACTATTGATAAGTATAACAAATATAAGGCTGACCCGAAGACAAGCAAATTAGAGAGGGTAGGTGACCCAATATTTAACCGTTCCGTTAGACATTCGCCACCTATTTCCAAAACATTTACTCGCGAAGATTTCGAAAACTCGCCAAGTTATCCGGCACCCATCGGAGTCAGAGAAGAAGATTTTGCGTGGCCCAGTGAACAAAATGAAATTCTTATTGAACTAATAAATCAAATATTTAGCTGTGAAAATGCTCCTGTATGTCCAGAAGAAATTATAAGCGAGCTCGGATTAGATATTAAACCAGGCTCTCATATGTGTTTATGGTGCGGTACCGTAATGGATATTTCAATAATGAATCAAGACTATTGTTCAAAGGAGCACTCCGTCAATTTCTGTCATAGAATTCCGGAACTAGGCACAAAAAAAGGTAATGTTTATATCGGTCATTGCTCTTGTAATAGGGAGCAAGGTGGTTATTCTGAAGCGGAGCGAATCGACCAAATTATTCGTCTGGCCAAATATAATCCTGCTTATAGAGAGAAGATTTTGAAAGAGCTTGCATAAATTTACTAAAAAATAAATAAATAAAATAAAAATAAATAAAAAAATAAATAAAAAATAAAAAATAAAAAATAAAAAATAAAAAATAAAAAATAAAAAAAATAAAAAATAAAAATTTATATAATTATGTATAAATTTTTTAATATTATACTCGTAAACGCTGTAACGTCTCAAGTGTTTCAAGTATTTTTTTTGTTGTCGCAACATCAACACTTTTATTGTCTATCAGAAATTCTGATATATCATCGTCTGATAATGATGCCATAATACTTCCGGTCAAATATGCGTTATGCTGGGTTCTAAAGTTACTACTCATTATATTTGAAATTAATATATAAAGTGTATTTAAATTATTTGGTCTTATTACAGAGACACCATTTGTAGCAATATAGTTGTCATTATCATCTAATATCACACAATACGACATTGTACCTTCTAATTTACTGACAAGAATATCATATTTTTTCAATGTATATTTTGCTCTTGAAGGCAATTCCCATCCATACAATGATTTATACCCATATAGAGGTGAATTAATCTCACTTATATCAATATATTTATACAATTTCCTTTTATTTATTTTTGTGGCTGCGGTAATTATTTCACACAACGAATTTAATTTTACTGCTCCTGAGGATTTAAGAGTATCTACAACATCTAAATAAGTTTGTAAATATCTTTTTATATCCAAAATATTTAATGTTAAACTACCCTTATTAATATATTCATAACCATACTCTGAAGCATTATTTAGTGTTTTAATACCTAATATGCTATTATCATTTACAAAACTACATAGTGAGTCATATAAATCATCCAAATCATTATCTAAAACAGGTTTTCCCATATCATCAAATATTGTTTCGCCGGTTTCCTTTACTATTTTATATTTCAAAGGCGTCTCCTTTTTGGTTAAATTATATCCTATATTATTTAAATTAGAAATCAATATATTATATGGCTCTTTAGTAGGTGATGTTTTTTTTTGAATTATTAACAGATATGTATTTACACCTGTTCCACTTCGCTTAAATGTGTTTTCCGGAAGTGATATAGATGCAATCAACCTATTCTTTAAAATTAAATCTCGCATTTCACTACACGTTTTGTTTCCATTTCCTACATAACCAGAAGGAACAATAATGAATAAAATACCATTTTCCTTTAATAGTTTCAAGCCTAACTCTAAAAATAATATTCCGATTTCTTGCTTTTTTTTCCCTTTACCTAACTCAAATTTATTTAATATTTTTTCATCTGTTATTACAGTATTGGAACCAAATGGTGGATTCATTACTGAATAAGAATACGTTGATTCGCTACTTTCATAACTTTCAAGTGAATTTTTACAAACCAAATTATAATTTGATTGTCTATTTAAGTCATAATTGAATTTACATAACTTCAAAGCATTTTCGTCTATATCCCACACTGTTTTATTGCCTTTATAAAATAATAACAAATCACCTGTTCCGCCTGCTGGATCTATTGCGCTCTTATCGTCTCCGGTTTCCATAAATCGACTAATGAATTTTGATATAGTTAGCGGGGTATAAAATTGATCTAAATTGAATTTTGTATATTTACTACCTATAGTCATAAATATTTCTTGTATCAAATCGCAGTTATTATAATCTAAACTGTTTATTAATGTTATAATATCATTGAATTTTTCATCCGTTATGTTATTCTTGTTTTTTTCCAATAAAATAATCAATGTATTAAACCGCTCCTCTTGTTTCACTCCTTTATTATGAAACAACTGGTTAATTTGATTTATTAGTTTAGAGTTATCCATTTCAATTATATACATATTATTAATTCAATATTTTTAACTCAATTTTTTTTATTTAATATTTTTGGTGTTAAAATAAATCTACAAAAATGGCTGATTACTATTCCTTTTGATAAAAATTAATTAAAAAAGAAAATATTAATAATGTATTAGTTATACTTTTCATAAAATAAACGAAAGAATTATTGTCATTATTTTTTAATTATTTTTTCAACAACCGCTTTAATTAGTGGTGGTGGGACAGCATTACCAATTTGGACTATTTTTTCTTTTTTAGTGCCACACACGATATAATCACTCGGAAAACCTTGGATTTGCTTTAATTCGTCCGGTGTAAACATTCGCAAATAACATCCTGACGCATTCTGTATCGGAACAAATAGTCGCGGCTGATGATCGTAAGTACATATGATTGTTTTACTCGGTTGGCGAATATCCACGATTTCACAATGAATAGGACTAATTCTCTTACTAAACGAAAATAGATTCTCGTGTTGTTTACCAGCATAAAACATACCAGCTTCGTCAGCGTTTATTTTGCTTAGTAGATAAGGATGCGCGCCATTGTTATCAGGATACACAGTTGTATCGTCCATTTTTTTAATAATACATTCTTCCGGAATTTCAGAGAACCACTCTGGGTCAACTTTTATCGCACCGTCCATACTATAGGTTACAATTGATTTTAGGTTTGGGTTACCGGCGACCTCTTCCGGAAACTTGGGCGTCCATCCATAAGGGTTGCCCTTTTTGACGCCGACTATAATTAGACGCTCACGCGATTGCGGTACGCCATATTTTTCTGTCTTGAATATTTGATAAATAACATTGTAGCCTAACTTTTCAAACTCGGACACGATAACATCAATATACATCTCACCAGATGTGGTTTTTCTTGAAACTAATCCCTTCACATTTTCTCCAATAATAAGCGATGGTTCTAATAAACGCGTCGCACGCAAGAATTCTAAAAATAGTGTATTACGAGGATCATCGTCCGCTTTTTTACCTGCGTTACTGAATCCCTGACAATTATGAACGATCGTATTACATACAATATAGCTGTTGTCAGTTTCTACTTCAAAATTATATACTGGTTCATTTTGGACGTCGACTGTTGTTATTTTAAATGGTGTATACCAAACATAATTACCTTCAATAAATGTAGATTGTTTTCGCTGTTTTTCAGTATAAATACCAATTGTATACGTGTCTCTTTGATTCACAGTTCTTCCTTCAATTACACACGTTTTAGGTCGATTTGTTTTCTCAACACTCGCAATATGACCAATTTTTAAGTATAACCTTTGAAGACCATACGCTAAATTATGTGAAACAGTAGTAATCTTTATATTATTTTTACTTATGTGTCCATCTGATGCGACATATCCATTAATAAACTCTTGAATTAAATGTTTTGGCGCATCTTGTA